TTCCAGGTCGGGCAGATACCAGACGCTGCGCTCTTCCACCAGGTCGCCGTCGGCGGTCCACTCGCTGGCCATGAACAAGCAGCGGCCGGCGCCGCTGATGTGCAGCTGCTGCTCCATCTGCACGCGGTGGTAGATCGGCAGCAGGCGGCCGGGCGCTTCGTCGCCGCCGCCCTTGAGTGCGTCAATGGCAGCGAAGGCAGCGCGCAGCGCTTCGTTCAGGGCCTTGTGCTCGAAGCACTCGTCCTCGGCCAGCGTGAGGCCGTCGAAGCTGGCCGACAGGCGGCCCAGGCTGCCCGTAACCGGGTACAGCTCTTCGCCGATCTTCTCCTCAGCCAGCGGCCGGGCCAGGGCCTCGGCGCGGTGGCCGTTGTCGAAGCGCTTCTGCGTGGCCACGTCCACGTCGGCCACCAGGCCGGTGTGCAACTCGCGCAGCAGTTCGGCCCGGGTCTTGTACGGGCTCACGCCCATCATGGCCGGCGCATCGCTGGCGTTGAAGTGCTGCGCGCGGTAGGCGAGCCACTCGGGGCTGCCCTGGATCAGTTCGTGGATCTTCACTGCTTAGCCTCCTCGGCTTCCATGTCGGACACGAAGTCATCGCGCTGGGCGCTCTCGGCAGCCGGCGCGGGCGCAGCGGCCGGCGTGGCGTCCTCGGCCTGCGGCTTCAGGCTCAGGATCTGCGCCTTCTGCTCTTCGCTGAAGGTGGCCTTGGTCTGCAGCATGGCCAGCAGCGCGCTGGCGGTCTTCTTGCCGCTGGCGACGACCTTGGTCCAGGCCGGCAGGTTCTTGGCGAAGTCGTCGGCGCTGTAGGCGGGAAGCTCGGGCTTCGGTGCGGGCTTGACCTCATCGGCCGGGCCCATGTGCCGCTCGGTCGGCATGTCCATGAGTTCCTCGGCCACCGGCAGGCCGCGCAGCACGTCCGGGAACACGTCGCGCAGCGCAAAGGCGCGGGCGCGCATCTGCCGCATGCGCTTCTTGTACTGGGTCCACGGGCCCGACTTGCCCAGCAAGCCAGCGGCGCGGGCATCGTCGTCGGAGAAGGTGCGCGACTGCGGCGGCTCGCCGCGGCGCTTCACCGTGCAGGTGCTGCTGCGCTCGTCCTCGGTCTCGACAATGGACTCGCACAGCGGGCTGTTGCGCACCAGCGCGATCACGGCATCGCCCCACAGGGCCGGGCGCCCGTTGATGACGGCGATGTTCTGCAGGGCCTGCATCGCCTTCAGGCCGACCTCGTTGCCCCACTGCATGGCGATCAGGCAGTTCTCGGGCTTGCCCTTGAAGTCCTTCGGGACCATGTCGCTGTTGGCCAGGATCTCAGCCATGCGCCAGGCTTCCTCGAAGGTGCGGGGGCTCAGGTCATAGGTGCTCTGCTGCGACGGCTGAGCCAGGGCAAGTTCATTGGGTGCGTTCATTGGTTCTCCAGGGGTGAAGGTGAAAGGTCAGAAGCGGGCCCAGGCGTGGGCGCCCAGGATCGCCGCGCAGAAGGTCAGCAGCCCGGCCAGGTAGCCCAGCCAGAACCGCCCAGCCGGCGTGAGGCCGCGCCAGAGGCTCGTGAACCGCTGCACGCGCGGCCATGCGTCGGCCTCGGGCACTTGGCAGGCCTGCGGCGTCGGGCAGGGCCGGTTGCCCTGGCTGCACAGGCCGTTGCGGCAGGCGGGGAAAGTGCGGACGTTGTTCATCAGATGACTCCTGCGGCAAGAAGTGCCACGATCCCGAAACACGCCGCGATCAGCAGCAGTTCGTCCAGTTGCCAGGGGCTGCGTTCATCCATGCTTGCGCTCCATGGCATCGGCCACCCAGCCGCGCTTCGTGGCGCGCACCATCTGGACGGCGCGGATCCAGGCCGCCCGGTTCTCCTGCCACATCGGCAAGTCCTCGGGCCACAGCCGTATGGCGCGCTGCTGCAGGTCGTCCCTGAACACCACGGCCTGCGTCTGGACGGGCAGGGCGGCTGGCCAGCGCGGGCGCGTGCCCAGCATGGGATGCGCGGCGGCGTTCATGCCACACCCCGCTCGCTCAGGTAGCGGCGGCGCAGCTCCGTCGCCGCGGCCAACCGCACATCGGCGCGCGGCTCCAGCAGCATGCACACCAGGCGCGGCTGCGCTGCGCGGTCCACAACCAACTGCAGGGCGCCCGCATCGCGCGGATAAGCGCGCACCGGCACGTTGACGTGGCCCAGGCAGCCCAGCCATTCGCCGAAGGCATCGGCGTCGGCCAGCACCGCCTCATAGGCGGCGTCGGCCGCCTTTTCTGCCGCGCGGATGCCAGCTTCGTACTGGTCCTGGGCGCCTACCAACAGCAGGTTGTCCATCTGGCTCTCCTGCACCGCTGAACTGCGATGCGATGGAGAGAATTACACCAAACGGTGTTTGCCTTGTCAACACCAAACGGTGATGATTTCTCGCAAACCCCTACATCAGGGGGCCGCCTACCCGGCGTCAGGGTGTGAAAAAGCCCGCGCTCGGCGGGCTGTCGGGGTTACTGTTCAGGGCGTGGTGGCGGCTTCTCAGCGTGCCGGCGCAGGTTACGCGCCTCACGTTCGCGCTGCGCGGCCAGCATCCGGGCCCAGCGCGCCAGGTGCGCGGCCGCGCCACACTGGAACACGCGCGCATCACCAGCCGGTGTTGACTCTTGCAACACCATTTGGTGTAATGGTGTCATGGAAGCGCTCAAGTCATACCTCAAAGCCCTGGCCGACGACGACGCCAGAACCGAGTTCGCAGGCAAGTGCTCAACCACGTTGGGCCACCTTCGGAACGTGTCCTACGGGCTCAGGCCAGCCGCCGCAGAGTTGTGCGTGCTGGTTGAGCGCGAGTCGGGCGGCAAGGTCACCCGCCGCGATCTGCGCCCGGACGACTGGCACCGCATCTGGCCGGAACTGGTCACCGACGAGCACCAGGCCCCCGAACCCGCCAAAGCCGCCTGACCCATGCGCCTGTCCACATCGGCCCTGTGCGTGGGCCACAGACTGCGCACCACCAACCGGACCGCAGGCATCTGCATCGGCTGCGAGCGCCTTGGGCCCGTAGGCATGCTGCCAGCGGCCTACAGACGCGCTGACGGCTCGTTTGACTGCCCCAACCGCATCTGCATCGGGCGTGAGCTGACCCAAGCCGATGAGGCTGCTGCGATGGCTGACGAGGCGACGCATGGCGCGGATGGTCAGCAAGATGTCGCCCGGGCGGAATCCCACGGTCAGCAGAGTGTTGATTCGACCAGCAGCGCAGAAGCGGGGTTAGCTGCATGAGCGGCAGCAACGCTTACAGCACGGCGCGGGACATCACCCACAAGCGCGTGCACCCCGGCGTGGGCCTGCCGATCACGCTGGCCTTCATGTGCGGGCACAAGGGTTTGCGCGGAGGCGCTGAGATGCGCGGGCGCATCCCCTGGCGTTGCGCGGGGTGTGTGGGGAAGGGGAAGGCATGAAGCGCCCGGCCTTTCAGTTCTATCCAGCCGACTGGCGCAAGGATCTGGCGCTCCGCAAGTGCTCGCTGGCCGCCCGCGGCATGTGGGTCGAGATCATGTGCATCGCCCATGAGTGCGAGCCCTACGGCACGCTGCGTCACAACGGAGATCCGCTGCAGGCTGACGACATCGCCGGCCTGGTTGGGATGTGCAGCCCACGCGAGGCCAAGGCCTTGATTGACGAGCTGGTGCGCAAGGGCGTGGCCAAGCTGGATGCCGATGGCGTGCTCTACAGCAAGCGCATGGTGCACGACGAGCAGGTCAGAAACGCCCGCGCAGAAGGCGGGAAGGCCGGCGCAGAGCACGGAGCGAAGGGTGCAGAGCACGGAGCGAAGGGGGGGCGTCCGGCGACCTCAAAGGGGGGCGGCAAGGGGGGTTCTGAAACCCCCCTTCATGAAGGCTCAAAACCCCCCCCTTCTTCTTCTTCTTCTTCTTCTGCTTCGGCAGAAGACCCCCATACCCCCGGCAAGCGGGGGCAGGTTCACGGATTTCCGCCCGGGTTTGATGCCTTCTGGTCGGCCTACCCGAGGAAGACCGCGAAGGAAAACGCGGTCAAGGCCTTCACGAAGCTGCGGCCAGACGCCGACCTGCTGGCCCGCATCCTGGCGGCGGTTCGGCTGCAGGCCGAGAGCGAAGACTGGCGCAAGGACCGAGGCCGATTCGTCCCCCATGCGGCGACATGGCTGAACGGCAAGCGCTGGGAGGACCAGATCGCCGGCATTGGCGATTCCGACGACATCTTCGCGGGGGCGCGATGAAGGGCCATGAACCCTTGATCGCCATGCGCCGCCAGGGCTTCGTGCCCTCTGCCGTGTGGCTGGACCTGGACCCGAGCAGCTGCTGGCGCACCTGGCCGCAGTTCCTGGGCGGCATCGAGTGGAAGCGCTTCCCGGCCAGCACTGGCGCAGCCCACGTGCAGGTGGAGCCCGGCGACAGCATCCCGCGGCTGGACCTGCGCTTCGTGGTCGGCCTGACCTGCTGGGTGCAGGGCAGCGATGCGCACCGCGTGCACCTGCTGCATCAGGCCTGCGACGACGCTGGCGCGAAACGCGTGCTGAGCGCCGTCATGGTCCGCGATGCCCGCGGCAACCCCCGCGCCGTGTCGATGCACGACACCGCCGGCCTTTTCGAGGGAGCCTGCTGATGCACCACATCCAAATCGGCCGCGCCACGCTGTACCTGGGCGATGCCATGGACATGCTTCGCAACCTGTCCGAAGCCAGCGTGGACGCGGTCATCACGGACCCGCCATACAGCAGCGGCGGCCAGTTCCGTGGCGATCGCGCCATGGACACGAAGACCAAGTACTTAAGCTCGGGCAGCGGAAACATCGCCAAAACGAGCGACTTCGGCGGCGACAACCGCGACCAGCGCTCATTCCATTTCTGGTCAACGCTATGGGCCGCTGCAGCCTTGCGTGCAGCGAAGCCCGGATCCCCGGCGCTGTTCTTCACCGACTGGCGACAGCTTCCGGTCTCTACCGACTACCTCCAGGCGGGCGGCTGGGTGTGGCGCGGTGTTGTGCCCTGGGCCAAGAAGACATCGCGCCCGCAGATGGGCCGGTTCGCGGCTCAGTGCGAATACGTGGTGTGGGGCTCCGCAGGACCGATGCCGACTGAGCGTGAGGTCGGGTGCCTGCCGGGCTTCTATGACTACAGCTACCCCAGCGAGCGCGAGCACGTCACGCAGAAGCCGCTGGACCTGATGGCAGACATGGTGCGCATCTGCGTGCCTGATGGCGTGGTACTGGATCCCTTCATGGGCAGCGGCACCACAGGGGTGGCTGCGGTCCAGTCTGGCCGCGCCTTCATCGGATGCGAGCAGAGCGTCGAGTACTTCGAGGTCGCGTGTCGTCGGCTGCAGGAGGCCTACACGCAGGGCCAGCTGTTCACGGGCGAAGCACCGGCGCCGGAGCAGGCCTCACTTTTGGGAGCCGACTGATGGCGCATTTCCTGCCAGACGAACTGGATTTCAGCGCCTACGAGCAGGCCACGGAGTTCAAGGCCAAGGTGCGGCCCGCGTCGATCTTCCTGGACGACCTGGATGCCGAGTTCGAGCCCAGCCAGCGCGTCCGTGCGCCAGCCATGCGCAGCACCAAGCTCCGCAACGCCATCGAGTTCCGCCCGGGTGAGGTCTCCGTCTGGGCCGGCTTCAACGGCCACAAGAAGTCGATGTTCACCGGGCAGATGGGCCTGGACCTGATCGACCAAAGGCAGAAGACGCTGGTCATCAGCCTGGAGATGCCGCCGCGGAAGACGCTGGCCCGCATGTGCCGGCAGGCCTGCGCGACGAACATGCCCGACGCCGGCCGCCGCCGCGAGTTCATGGCCTGGACCGACAACAGGCTCTGGCTGTTCGACCACGTTGGCCGCCTGACGCCGCAGAAGTGCATGGCCGTCTGCCGCTACTTCGCCGACGAGCTGCTGGGCGCTCACGTGTTCATCGACTCGTTCATGAAGGTCTGCGCGTCCGAGGAGAACATGGATGAGCAGAAGCAGATGGTCGGCGACCTGTGCGACCTGGCCAAGGAAACCGGCCTGCACCTGCACCTGATCGCGCACTGCCGCAAGCCCAGCGCCGGCAGCGAGGACAAGCCGCCGACGAAGTACGACGTGAAGGGCTCCGGCGCCATCACCGACCAGCCGCACAACGTGCTGATGGTCTGGGACAACAAGGCCAAGCGCGCCGAGATGTCGAAGAAGGAGCCGAACCCGCTGGTGAAGGGGCAGCCCGACGCCATGGTCGTGATCGAGAAGCAGCGCAACGGGAACGTCGAAGGGAAGTTCGGCCTGTACTTCGACGAGCGGACCCTGCGCTTCTGCGACGACGACACGAGCCCGGTTGATCCCTACGAGATGACGGAGACCTTCGCATGAACCCCGCCGACCTGGACTGCCTGGAAGTGATCCCCGACGCTGTGGCCGCTGCCGCGCTGAAGCGCCGCAACGAGGACCAGCGCGAGCTGCTGCGCATCGCCGCTGTGTCTGCCCTGTCCAACGGCGGCAAGCACCTGGACCCGAAGTCGCTGGCGCTGGCAAAGAGGCGCGCGGCAGTTCCGGCCCTGCAGCGACCGCTGGGCACGGGTGAGCCGCTTTCTTCATCCCAACAGACGCAGGAGGCCTGAGAGTGGCCAAGCACGGAAAACACGGCCTGATTGCCACCATCGAAGACCTGCGCGCCCGGTGCAAGGTCGATCCGGTCACGCACTGCTGGGAATGGACTGGCGCACACAGTGGCGCAAACGGTCTGCCGGCGCTGCATGCCTTTTGCCACGAGCGCGGCGAGAAGCGCACGATGACCGGCCCTCGCGCCGCCTGGAACATCGCATTCGGAGAGGCCCCGGGCCGCGATGAGTGGATCTTCCGAGGTTGCTGCAACAACCTGTGCTTGAACCCTGCACACCTTCGCCGGGCCAAGAGCCCAGCAGATGTCGGATTGCACCAGCGCCGCAGCGGGTCGCGCAGGGGGACGGCAATGGATGCCAGGCGATCCAACATCGCCAAAGCCTGGGAGCGGAACGGCATCACGCCGACTCCGGCCGGGGTGGTGCAGCAGATTCGCAACGCACCCGCGACTGTCACCGGGATCGAGCTGGCCGCGCAATTCGGACTGGCGATGTCCACGGTCAGCAAGATCCGGCGCGGTGAGTCGCACAAGGGGGTTGCATGATCTTCGCCATCGACCCCGGCACCAAGGAAAGCGGCTGGGTCCTGTTCAACGGCTCAGGCGTCATCGACAGCGGCGTGGCCGACAACCACGACGTGCTGCGCTGGGTCCAGGACGGGCAGGGCGCTGACATGCTGGCGATCGAGATGATCGCCGGGATGGGGATGACGGTTGGACAGACGACCTTCGAAACCGTGCGCTGGATTGGCCGGTTTCAGCAGGCATGGAGAGACCCTGAGGCGGTGAAGCTGGTCTATCGCCGCGAGGTCAAGCAGCACCTGTGCAACAACCAGCAAGCCAAGGACAAGAACATTCGGCAGGCTTTGATTGACCTGCTGGGGGCGCCGGGAACCAAGAAGGCACCAGGCGCCACTTACGGGGTGATCAGCCACGCTTGGAGCGCGCTTGCCATTGCGGTGACAGCGAGGCAGGCGTGATGCTGGTCCTGCGCCGAATCGGACGCGGCAACTGGTCCCCAGTCCGCGTGGAGTTCGACCCAAAGCGCCAGGCCGAGTGGCCGACGCCGGTCGAGGCCAAGGTCGGGGCCGAGATCGTGCTCTTCGGCGTGACGTACCGCGTCAGCAGGGTGGAAGCGTGACCACCGTCACCCTGCACGACGGCCGCCAGGTGGACAGCGCCAGCGAGGAATGGCGGCATGAGTGCGAAGCGCGGCAGATCCTGCGCATGCGGTCCATCAAGGCACGGCGCGAAGCGTTGAATGCCATTGAGCGCAGCCGCGGCAAGGCTGAGGCGGATCGGCTGCGGGAGACTATGAAGGCGCTTTGGGGGAAGAAATGAGCAAGCGGAAGGGCGGGCAGCAAAGCACGTACACGGAGTGGGCGGGCGAAACGATCTGCGCCGGTCTGGCTGAGGGTCATTCGCTGCTGTCGATCTGTGAGGCAATGGGGATCAGCTACGAGGCGGCGAAGCGCTGGGAGACGGATGTCCCCGAACACGCGACCAACTCCACCCGCGCGCGCGCGATTGGCTGCCACGCGCTTGCCGAGCAGTGTCTTGCCATCGCTGACGATTCCGAGCGCGACTTCGCGCCTGTAGTGGGCTTTGATGCTGACGACGACAGCGCGCCCAAGGCATTCAACAGCGAGCATGTGCAGCGCTCCAAGCTGCGGATTGAGACGCGCATGCGGCTGATCGGGAAATGGCTACCCAAGGTCTACGGCGACCGCACCACGGTGGCTGGCGACCCGGACGCGCCACTGGTTCAGCAGCTGACCGACGAACAACTGGCCGCCAGGATCGCGGCTCTGCAGGCCCGGCTCAATGGCAAGCCGTAGAGAGCGCGAGCACCTGCTCGCTTTGCTGGAAGAACAGGCCGCCCGCGAGAAGTCCCGCCTGTACCGCGCTATCTTCGGCACGCTGTACGACTGGCAGGCCGACTTCATCCGGCAGACCGCGACCCATTCGCAGTGCTGCCTGATCGCGGCCAACCGGATCGGCAAGACCTACCTCGGCACGTACATGGACGGCATCCATGCGCTGGGCGAGTACCCGGAGGATTGGGCAGGGCATCGCTTCGACCATGCCCCACTGATCTGGTGCCTGGGCTACTCCGGCGAGAAGACGCGCGACCTGTTGCAGACGCCGCTGGTGGGGCGCAAGAACGGCGACAGCTTCGAGGGCGGGATCATTCCGGCTGATCGCATCGTGGGCTACGAGTCCATGACCGGCACGCCCAACGCTGTGCGCACGCTGCTGGTGAAGCATGCCAGCGGCGAGGTGGCGCGCATCCAGTTCTGGAGCTACAGCCAGGGCCAACACGCCCTGATGGGTGACGCCGTGGACTGGTTCCACATCGACGAGGAGCCCCGAGACTCGGCCATCTTCCCGCAGGTGCTGGTGCGGACAGCATCAGGCGACCGCGGCAAGGGTGGGCGCGGAATCCTGACGTTCACGCCTGAGAACGGACGCACTGAGTTGGTCATCCAGTTCATGGACAACGCCAGCCGGGCGCAGTTCTGCATGCAGAAGGGCTGGGACGACGCGCCGCACCTGAACGACCAGGTGAAGGCCGATCTTCTGTCCAGCTTCCCGGCCCACCAGCGCGAGATGCGGACCAAGGGCGTGCCGATGCTGGGCCATGGCCGGATCTACGACATCGCGGAGGAGGAGATCACCTGCGCGCCATTCGCCATCCCGCCGCACTTCCGGGTGATCGACGGTATGGACTTCGGTTTCGACCACCCGCAGGCGCAGGTGCAGCTGGCCATCGACTTGGAGAATGAGGCGTTCTACCTGACCAGGGCATGGAAGAAGGACAAGCTGAGCCCGTCCGACGCATGGGGCGCGGTGAAGTCCTGGGCGGCTGGAGTCCCAACGGCCTGGCCTCTGGACGGCTTGCAGACGGAGAAGGGCAGCGGCAAGCAGCAGAAAGCCTACTATGCCGAGGCTGGGTTCAAACTGCTGGGCAGCCACGCGACCTGGCCGGATGGCAGTAACGGGGTCGAGGCTGGCCTGTTCGAGTTGCGCGACCTGATGCAGAAAGGCAAGTTCAAGGTCTTTGCGGGCCTGCGGGACTTTTTCGATGAGTTCCTGCAGTACCACCGCGACGAGAACGGGCGCATCGTGAAGGTGCGCGACGACATCCTGGACGCCGTCCGCTACGCCTACATGATGCGGCGCCACGCTATCGCCCACGGCGAAATAGGGCGGCCCAAGGTTCTGGCCCTGGACATCGAACCCATGGTCAGCCCATTCGCCCGCCGATAGAATCGGCCACACAGCAGGCCCGAGCCTGCCCGCTGAGTTTGTAGTGCCGCCAGCAGCACGCCCACCCACCAGGGGGCTGCATGGCCATCAGCAAAGCCGACAAGCTACAGGCGATCCACGAAGAAGCCCTGGCGGAATTCGACGCCATCCAGGCTGTCGTGCAGGATGTCCGCATCGAGTGCCTGGAGGACCGCCGCTTCTACAGCGTGGCCGGCGCTCAGTGGGAAGGCCCCCTCGGCGACCAGTTCGAGAACAAGCCCCGCTTTGAGTTCAACAAGGTGCACCAGGCGGTTCTGCGCATCTTCAGCGAGTACCGGAATAACCGTATCACGGTGGACTTCACGCCCAAGGACGGCGCCACCGACAACACCTTGGCCGACACCTGCGACGGGCTGTACCGCGCCGACGAGCAGGACTCCGGCGCCCAGGAGGCCTATGACAACGCCTTCGAGGAGGCTGTAGGCGGCGGCTTTGGTGCGTGGCGCCTGCGGGCCTGCTACGAAGACGAGGAAGACGACGAGAACGAGCAGCAGCGCATCCGCATCGAGCCCATCTTCGACGCCGATTCCTCTGTGTTCTTCGATCTGGACGCCAAGCGCCAGGACAAGTCGGACGCCAAGCGCTGCTTTGTGCTCACCAGCATGACGCACGGGGCCTTTGAGGAACAGTTCGGCCACGACGCCAGCGGGTTTGACAAGGGCATCACGAACGTGCAGTACGACTGGTGCACGGCCGATGTGGTCTATGTGGCCGAGTACTACCGCGTCGAGGAAAAGAGCGAGGTCGTCTACGTCTTCGAGGGCCTGGACGGCGAGGAGATGTCGGTCCCCGACCACGAATTCAAGGAAGACGAGCAGAAGCGCGGCGAACTCGATGCGATGGGCTTCCGCGAGGTTCGGCAGAAGCGCATCAAACGCCGCCAGGTGCACAAGTACATCCTCAGCGGCATGGGCGTGGAGGAAGACGGCGGCGTCATCGCCGGCAAGCACATCCCCATCGTCCCGGTATATGGCAAACGCTGGTTTGTGGACAACGTCGAGCGCTGCATGGGCCATGTGCGGCTGGCGAAGGATGCCCAGCGCCTGACGAACTCCCTGCTGTCGTGGCTCACCGAGATGGCTGGGCGCTTCGACCTGGAGAAGCCCATCGTGACGCCTGAGCAGATGCTCGGGCACACCACCATGTGGGCGCAGGACAACATCAAGCGATACCCGTATCTGCTGCTGAACTCCGTCAAGGACCACGACGGCAACGTGCTGCAGAACGGACCGATTGGCTACACCAAAGCCCCGAACATTCCGCCCGCCATGGCCGCCCTGATCCAGGTGGCCACGCAGTCCCTGGAAGATTTGCTGGGCAACCAGCAGCAGGGCGAGCAACTGCAGCCCAACATCAGCGGCAAGGCGGTGGAGCTGATCCAGCAGCGGCTGGACATGCAGACTTTCATCTACATGAGCAACATGGCCAAGGCCGTGAAGCGGTCCGGCGAAATCTGGCTGAGCATGGCCAAGGAGGTGATGCCGGAAAAGGAGCGCACCATGAAGACCGTGGGCCAGGACGGCAGCACGGACACCGTGGTTCTGCGCCGACCAATCATGAACGAGGACGGCGAGGACAAGCTGGAGAACGACCTCACCGAGGCTACCTTCGATGTCTGGGTGGATGTCGGCCCCAGCAGCAGCACCGGCCGCAGCGCCACCGTGCGCGCCCTGACCGGCCTGGCGCAGCTGACCGACGACCCGGAAGACCGGAAGGTGCTGATCGCCACCAGCATCATGAACATGGAAGGCGAGGGCCTAGCCGACGTGACGGACTACTTCCGCCGCAAGCTGGTGCGCATCGGGGTTGTCAAGCCGTCCGAGGAAGAGGCCGCCGAACTGGCCGCCGAGGCACAGAACACGCCGCCCGACCCGCAGGCGCAGTTCCTGCTGGCCAGCGCGGAGCAGGCCAAGGCAGACGCGGCCCTGAAGCGCGCCGGCACGGTGGACAAGATCGCCAGCGCCGACCTGAAGCGCGCCGAGACCGCCAAAACCCTGGCCGAGACGGAAGGCGAGCACAACAGCCAGCAGATCGCCACCGTCCAAGCCCTGCAGCAGGTGCTCTCCAACGCCAACACGGGCCAGCCGCCAAGCCCCTAACCTTTGGGCTTGACTATCGCGTTTGCCAATGGAATAGGCGCGCACTATCATCGCGCCGTGGCAACCGCCTGGCCCACAGGCGAGTGAAAGGCTCCGATGACAACAAACCCGACAGACGTTCCGCAGGACGACGACACGCAGGTTCTGGACGCGCCGGGGGATGGCTCCGCGCCGGCCGACGAGCCGGGTGACGCGCTGGGCGGCGGGCCTGAAGCCCTGCCGACGGGCGAAGAAACGGCCGCTGAGGAACTGGTCATCACACTGGGCGATGAAGGCTCCGAGGACGACGACGACCTGCCCGCCGAGGGCCTCACGCCTAAGGCGAAGTCCGCATGGGCGCGGCTGCGCGTCGAGAAGACCGAGGCCAAGCGCAGGGCGCGCGAGCTGGAGCTGCAACTGCAGCAGGCCCAACAGCGCACGGCGCCGGCGCCGGTTCAATTGGGCGAGAAGCCGACGCTCGATTCGTGCGACTTCGACGCCGAGAAACTGGAAGCGGCTCTCGGCGCATGGTTCGAGCGCAAACAGGCGGTTGACGCCGAGCAGCGCCGCCAGCAGGAAGCCAACCAAGCCGCACAGAGCGCATGGAATCAACGCCTGCAAGCCTTTGGCAGGGAGAAGGCCGCGCTCCCGGTGAGCGACTTCGACGAGGCCGAGCTGGCCGTGCAGGAGGCGTTCAACGTCATGCAGCAGGGGATCATGCTGAAGCTGCCCAAGGCGGCCAAGATGGTCTACGCCCTGGGCAAGAACAAGAAGGTGGCCGGCGAACTGGCCGCCATCAAGGACCCCGTGGACTTCGCCTTTGCGCTGAAGGAACTCGAAGTGACCAAGCTCAAGGAAACCACCCGCACCGCTGCACCGCTGCCCGAGAAGACCGTCCGCGGCTCGTCTCCTGGCCTGGTGCACGGCAAGAAGCAACTCGAAACCATGCGCGCCAAGGCGCAGGAAACCGGCGACTACACGGCGTACTACGCCGCCAAGCGTCGGGCCGAAGGCCGGGTCTAACCCGGAAGGTTTGCGCCACCTACGGCGCAGGTCTCGCCAGCCTGAACTGCGCAGATTGATGGCGGCCATCCAGCCTTTGAGTGGATGAGTGAACAGATTCAAACCCTGAACCCTCATCCATCAAGGAACTGAAATGGCCAACGCTCTTGCCGTCAACCTCGAACTGATGTTCGAGAACTTCGTCGAAGGTTTCGACGCCGCCTGTGTCATCAGCCGCGAAGCTGAGACCTCCTACCCCGATCCGACCGCCATGCAGCGGGCCGGTGACACGTTCTACAAGAAGCAGAACTACCACGCTGCTGTCGTGACTGGTCTGGACATCAGCGCCCAAGCCGACACCGACGTGATCGAACGCTTCGTGCCGACGGTGTTCCGCAGCCCGGACAACGTCCGCTACCAGCTGGACGCCAAGGAGCTGCGCGACCCGGTCCACATGAAGAAGATGGGCTCGGCCTCCGCGCTGCGCCTGGCTGCCGAAGTGGACAAGAACATCTACGCGGCGGTGGCGGCTCAGGCCAACATCGTGGTGAAGAAGATCGGCGCCCTGACCTGGGACGACGGCGGCACGGCTGAGGCGCTGATGCTGTCGCGCGGCGTGGGCCCGGACAACCGCAAGATGTTCCTGAACCCCTTCGACTACCAAGCCGTGGCGAAGGACCTGGGCAACCGCGCCTATCTGGGCGACCGCTCCAAGGACGCCTACGAGCGCTCGAAGGTGCCGGACATTGCGCAGTTTGCGACCTTCCGCACCGACAACGTGAGCAACCTGGCCGCCATCGGCACTGTGTCTGGCACGACCGTGACCGCGAACACCTCGCACACGATCACGGCCATGACGAGCAACGTCCCCACGGACAACCGCTATGGCACCATCGGCGTGAGCGGCGCGAACATCGCCAACATCAAGAACGGCGATGCTCTGACGATTGCCAACGTGAGCGCGGTGCACATGATCGACAAGAGCGACACGGGCCAGCCCATGACGTTCCGCGTCATCAGTGGCGGCGGCACAGCCACGCTCACGATCAGCCCGAAGATCGTCATCACCGGCCCGTACCAGAACTGCACGGCCCAGGCCGCTGCTGGCGCTGCGGTCACCTTCCTGAACACGGTCACCAAGCCGGTGAACGCGTTCTGGTCCCAAGGTGCCGTGACGCTGGACTACGGCCGCCTGGAGTTCCCGCAAGGCACGGGCGCTCATGTGATGACTGCCACCACCAAGAACGGCGTGCCGCTGGTCATGGTGGCGCAGATCAACGCGCAGACCGGCAAGCTGTTCGTGCGCAACACGACGCTGTACGCCGCCACGGTGCTGGACCCCGAGAAGTGCGGTCTCATCATCGCCAACCAGACCTGACGACGTCTCCTGGCCACTTCGGTGGCTTTTCCGGCCGCCGTCTGTGTCAACCCACAGCGGCGGCCCTTTTCAAGGGTGCAGTATGGAATTCCCCCGCATCGTCTACCGCGCTGGCGGGCCTTGGGCTCTGGAAAGCGGTGCCTACTCGGTTCGCCAAGTGGACAGCGCCGAAGAACTCCAGGCCGCGCAGGCTGACGGCTGGCATCTGGACCAGTACGCTGCCAAGGCAGCCGCCGAAGCGCCCGCGGAGGAATCCCCTGCCGAATCCGCCCCGACCCGGGCCGACATGGAAGCCCAGGCCGCGGCCAAGGGCCTGAAGTTCGACGGCCGCACGACCGACAAGAAGCTGGCCGCGATGATCGCCGCCGCTGGGGCCTGAAATGGCCTGGACCAAGGGCGAGATCGTTGACCAGGCCTTCGATGAGCTTGCGCTCGCCGGCTACGTCTTCGACCTGACGCCCGACGAGCGCATCTCTGCGCTGCGCCGTCTCGACACGATGATGGCTACGTGGATGAACAACGGCTTTGCGCTGCCGTATGCCTTCACGGTGGTGCAGGCCGACGCAGCCCTGGCCGATGACAGCGGCCTTCCGCTGATCGCCATCGAGGCGACCTACCTGAACCTGGCCGTGCGCATCGCCGCCAGTAAGGGCAAGGCCCTGGCCGCCAGCACCCGCAGCAACGCCAAGGACGCATACGACGCGCTGGCCTCGCGCATGGTCCGCGACAGCACGCAAGAACAGCAAATGCCTGTTGGCATGCCTTCCGGCGCCGGGCAAAAGGCACGCCACCTGCACAACGGCCCATTCTTGCCGTTTCCCGAACAAAGCAGTCTACAGGCAGACCTTGATGCTGGGCTGACTTTCACCTGACGAGGCTGACATGTCTGGAATCGAGCGACTCCCATCGGTGAACGCTGTCTCTGGCACGGATTCGATTCCGCTGTACAGCTTGGCGCTTGGTCTTGATGTCAAGACAGAAGTGGATGCGCTTAGGAGCTACGTCGAGCAGAACATCAGTGGCTCGCTCAGCGAAGCAGAAGCGGCGGCAGTTGCCTCCGCAACGTCTGGCACTTTCAGCGGCGCCGTGTATGACGGATCTGGCCGGCTGACAGCATTTGTGCGCAGCGGAGTTGCGCACACAATCGCATACGGCTCTGGCACGGCCACCATCAGCAACGCAAGCGGAGCACCTTCGCGGGTTGTGACTTTCGATGGCTCCAATCGGGTTACGGCCATCGTATGAGCGAGGTCTTCGGCTGGGGAATCGCGCGGGCGTTTCCGACCGCGCCAACTCCGGGCCTGCTGCGCCTGGTGCAGGGCGAAAACAGCAAGGTGGTGGGCGTGGCAACCACCGGCTGGGGCGTGCAGAACGACGGCGGCACGGCGGCGACAGCGGTGCTGGCGGTAAGCCCAGCTGATGCGACGCTGAGCGCCAACAACATCACCATCCCGCCGTCCACTCTGGTGGCCTTTGCGCTCACAGGTCTGGTGAGCGGCAGCAAGACGGTGAGCCTGACCACCAGCACACCGGGCGCTTCGGTGGACCCGGCCAATGCGTCAAAGAGCATCAGCTTCACGCCCGCACCAAGCCCGCCGCCTCCTGCCCCTCCCCCAGCCCCCGCAGCCAGCGGCGCCCGCCAATTCGCCCTGACCAGCGGCAGCACCGTCACCGGCGCCCGCTTCGGCGCTGGCTTCACCTTCGTGAAGGGCGAGATCCCGGCTGGCAGCGGCGTAGCCATGACCGGCGCTACCACGCAGCAGGTGGTGCCCAAGAACTACTACGACGACGGCAGCCTGCGCTTCGCCGTCATCAGCGGCACGGCTGACGTGGTGGGCGGCACGCCCAAGATCATCAGCCTGGCGGCCGGCACCTCGGCCACCGGCACCGCGCCGACTCTTGCAGACCTGGCCGCTACGGGCCTGACCGCCAGCGTGGACACGCTCACGCACGGCAGTGCCACCTGGACCAGCGGCGACTGGGGCTCCCCGCTTGAGCAGTGGGAAAGCGGCCCCGTGCGCAGCACCTGGCGCTATCGCAAGCCCATCGGCAGTGACCCGCACCTGGTGGCCTGGCTTGAAGTCACGCTGTACGCCGACGGTGTGGCCGAAGTGCTGCCCTGGGTGGAAAACGGCTACATCATGGTGGCCGGGCCCGATCAGAAGGCCGACACCTACAGCTTCACGCTGGGCGGCGTGCTGAAGTACAGCGGCGCACTGACCATCAAGCACCACCAGCGTCCGGTGCTGCTGTCCGGCGCGGCCTTGTCCTGGTGGCATGGCGCGGCTGACCCCGGCCTGTCCATCAAGCATGACGCCGCCTACATGGCCGCCACCGAACAGGTGGGCGCCTACAGCGGCGTGGTGGGGCCGACCGACGCGCTCATCACCGGGCTGCAGAGCACCTTCACCCCGCTGGGCGACTGGGACAGCCCGTACCAAGACGACGCGATGGGCGGCGGCGGATCGCAGCCCGCCATCGGCCCCATACCGCGCCACGAGGTGCTGCACTTCACCAGCACTGCCAGCAGCACCTACGGCGCCGTGGTGCGCGGGGGCTACTGGGCCGGGCGCTGGGGCATCCACTACCGCGATGAGGTCACGCACAAGCCTCTGCGCTTCAGCAGCTACCCCACACACGCGCTGGGGCTGAACAGCGGCATCAGCCACACGGGAAATGGCGCCATCAAGACGCCAGACGCGCCCAGCGGCAGCAGCGCGCCTTCTTGGGACGTGGCGCACCACCCGAGCGTGGGCTTTGTGCCGTACCTCATCACCGGCCGCAAATTTCATCTTGAAACGTGCCAGTTCGCGGCGACCGTGAACTACCTGGACACCGACGCCACGGCGCGCAGCAACGGCAGCGCCATCATGCGCGTGGACCCGCCGAACAACGACACGCGCTACGCCGGTTGGTGCTGGCGCACGTTGGCCCAGGCCCTCGCTGTCACGCCGGACAGCGACACCGCTCTGCAGAGTGAGTTCAAGGCCAGCCTTGAGAACAGCATCGGCTGGTATCACGCCCGCCACTGCGCGCAGGCCAGCGACCCGCGCGGCCACATTGAGGGCGGCACGAACTACAACCCGGCCGGCAGCGGTGTGGCGCCCTACATGAGCCGCCAGTTCATGGAGTTCTTCTGCATAGGCGCCCTGGGCTACGCGCGGGCCATGAACCTGCCGCTGTCGTCCACCGGCCGCACGCAGTTGGCGGACTTCCACTCTTACATGGGCAAGCAAGTCACGTCCCTGCTGGGGGGCAGCGCTGAGTACTGGTGGATCAACGCCACCACGGCCTACAACAGCGCCGTGTCGCCAAGCGCTGCGCCCAACTGGGCCGCTGGCACTGGGCCTTGGTACACCAACAAAGAGGCCTACGACGCCGCGGCGGCGGTGTACTCCTCGCAGTTCGCGGCCTCCACCAGCGGCGCGCTGGGCGACAACGTGAGCACTGGCGCCACCAGCTTCCACGGCAACATGCACTTTGCTCTGGCGTATGCCGTGCGCTTTGACCTGCCCGGCGCGCTGGCGGGCTACATCCGCCTGCTGGGCGCCACCAACTACAGCACCCTGGTGGCCGGGTTCAATGCCGACCCGACGTGGAGCTGCAAGCCCGCAGCCAACAACCCGCCCGCGTGGATGATCTTCCCGGAAAACACCTGGGTGGACATCCCCAACAGCACGCTGGCGGGCAGCCCGGCGGGCCTGGGCTCAACGCCAGGGGATACAGCTTCGCTCGCGTCGCGCCTGGGCGCCTTCAGCGGCATCACCAAGTGGGGCCGGTATGTCGTGCACGGCCCGGCTGGCGGCCACCAGGACACCGCCGACAACGGCATGCGCATGTTCAACCTGATGCTGGCCACGTGGGAACTGCGCAAGGCCAGCACGCACAACAGCACCGAGCAACTGGTGCCCTATTACGCCAGCGGCGACCCTGCTGCGCGCCACGCCTACAACAACCAGCACTGGGTGCCCCAGAAGGCCCGCATCATGTGCTTGGGCGCCCGCTACGTGTGGGGCAACCCGGGCACCAGCTTCCTGGACGCTTCGGGTTTCAACCCGACGACGAACCTGTACGACCAGGCCACGTTCAACCCAAGCACGGGCCTGTACACGGTGCCCAGCGTGCATGCCGTGCCGCTGTGCCCCATTCATGCCTTCGACCCGGCCAGCGGCATCGGCATCGGCTGCCATGTGCAGTCTGGGGCCAAGCTGGTCAAGTGGGTGGCCTCTACCGACACGTACACGCAGCCCATCAACGCGCCCGAGTACACCAGCACCTTCGCGTTCAACCCTGACCGCCAGGAGTGGTTTGCCCTGTCGTGGGGCGACGGTGAGTCGGGCGGCAGCGCCATCAACAGCTTCAAGGTGGACCGCGAGGTCACGGTGGCCACGCCCATCACCTTGACAGGCGCCGGGGTCGCGGCCTTCACCAGCGCCGCCCCGGCCAACTGCAGCTTGCGTTACAGCGTGAGCCGTGGCTGCTTCACCTTCTGGAACGGGCCCACGGCGCAGATGTTCAAGGTGGTGCCCAACGCCACGACCACCTGGACCATGACGGTAGAGGCCGCCCCGGCAGGCACCGCCCCTGGGGCGCCTGACTACAACTTCAGCCGCTGGGAAATCTTCCCCGACCTGGCCGACATGATGATCTTCATGCGCGGCGGCGCGCATCCGCTGAAGGCACTTCGGCGGCCATGACACACGCACTCAACAGGACGCACTGACATGGCATTCCCAACCGACGCACTTGAATACTGGCCGCTGACCAGTTCAAGCCTGACGGGCGCGATTGGTGGCAATGTGCTCACCGCTACAGGTTGCAGCTTCGAGTCTGCGAGCCCCGGCCCTTGCTGGAAAGTGGACACGTCCAGCAGCAGCTATTTGCGGTGCGACACCCTGACGCTGGCGCCTGGCTTCACGGTGCTCGCCCAGGTCTATGTGGCTGGTGGCGCCAGCGGATCTGGCTTCACGTTCATCGGCTACCTCAAAGGCAGCGCGGACTATTTCCAGGTCTATCAGGACGCCAGCAACAATCTTCAGGTGCGGGCGCGCAGCGGCGGCACGGCCGGCGATGCTGCTGGCGGGGCTCTCAGCGGAGGTGTGTTCAACAACGTGGGCGGTGTCTACACGTCATCAACAAGTCGTCAGGCGTACCTGGGCGGCACGCTGGGCGGCGCAAACACGACCTCTGCGGCGCCGTCAGGCTCAGGCGCGTACTTCACGCTGGGTGCGCTGTTCGATGGCTCAACAGCGTCAGCCGGGTGCAATGCCAACTGGCGGTTCAAGCATGTGTGCGTGTTCCCTTACGCGCTGTCTGACGCACAGATTGACGCCTACTTTGCCGACCCTTCAATCGTGCTCGGGCCGGCTGCCCCTGTCATCACTGGCCCCAGCGGGGCAGCTACTGGACCCACGCAAGGCAACGCGCAAGCCTCCACCGACACGGCCACGGGCGCCATGTACTACCTTCCCCGCGTGGGCGGCAGCGCAGCCCTGGCAGCGGCCATTAAGGCCAGCGGCGTGCGCAAGGCCATCAGCGCCACGGGCGCTGCGGTCCAAGCGCTGACCGGCCTCACCACGAACGCCACCAACGCAGTGGACATCGTGCACGACGGCACTGATGCAGGGCAGTTCAGCAACGTCGTTACGGCGACCATCGCGCCGCAGACGCTGGCCAGCAGCGGCAGCCCCAGCGCACAGACTGGCGCGGCGGGCGGCGGCGTCACGTGGGCAGGTGCCACGCCCAACTCCCTGCTGACCAACACCGGCAACGGTTCTGGCGCGTGGTCCATCGTGAGCAGTGCGGGCTTCACTGTCACGCCCAGCATCAACCCGGCCACGGGCGTGCTCAGCGGCGGCACGCTGGCTGGCGCGGGCGCCTACGCGCCGCAGATCCGCTACACCGACAGCAG